CTAGAGGACACAACCAAGCGTCACTACATGAAACCGCTTGACCCTAACTACGTAGCTGAGATGTCTAAGGAAGGGTTTGACCCTCACCTTGACCTAGCTAAACATGCTGGTATCATTACTCAAGAGGATATCGACAAGCATAACTCAGGGGAAAAGTCTCTCAAGTCTCTGCGCAAGAACTACAAGGTGGTAAACTACTCCGCTACATATGGCGTAGGAGCCGCTAAGCTGTCCCGTGAGACAGGTATGTCAAAGAAGGAAGCCCAGAAGCTACTAGATGCATTCTGGTCACGTAACTGGTCAGTACAGAAGGTAGCAACAACACTACGTAAGCGTGAACTGTTTGGTGGTATGTGGGTACAGAACCCTGTGTCTGGCTTCTGGTACAGCCTACGCAGCGAGAAGGACCGTTTCTCTACACTCAACCAAGGCACTGGTGTTTACTGCTTTGATAACTGGGTGAAGAAGTGTCGTGAGAAGGGTATCAAGACAGTTGGTCAATTCCACGATGAAATTATTGCACTTGTAAAAGAAGGGGATCAGATAGAAACAGCAATGAATATGAACTACTCTATCCAAGAACTAAACGAACAGCTTAAACTAAATGTGGATCTTGGGGTTGACGCACAGTTTGGAAAAACTTATGCAGAGATACACTAATTTGCTTGACATGGATAGGTGTATAAGCTATAACTAAGTCTCTTTAACGCTCAGAAAGGAACAACAATGGGCATGGAATTAACAGTCGGAACTGAAATGGGTAAGTCATTAGAGGAGCTAATGGGTATTGCTAATATGGGTGGCAGTACAGAAAGTAAACAGCCATCTTTAGCTAGGGTGGGCATGATCCACCAAGCTGTAATGGGTGATGTAGATGTGGGTGGTAAGACACTACGCACAGAGGTTCTACCTATTGGAACATATCAAGTAGAGATTGGTGATGAGAAAGTCTACAGCGCCAAGGTTTCTATTCGTGTGTTTGCTACTCGTCAGCGTTGGCAGCGCTGGAACAATGCAACAGAAGAGATGGAGAAGACTGTTATGTCAACATCTCTGTCAAAGGATCTCAAGGATAACTTAGGTGGCTATAACATTGGACGCCCCTCTGGTTACATTGAGGACTTCAACGCACTACCTGACGCAACTAAGGATCATATGCGTTCAGTTAAGAAGGTTAAGGTATTCATGGGTCTTATCACTATTGATAACCCTATGGATGAGACTGGTAACCCAGTTGATATCAAGGTAGAGGATGTACCGTTTGTTATGGACATCAAGAACCGTGATAGCCTTAAGTCTTTGGACACAGCTATGGGGCGTAGGTCACCTATTGAAATGCTTACTCAGGAGTTTAACCTGACAAGTGGTGTAGGTTCTATCCCATCTGGCGCACAGTTTGGTGTTGTTAAAGCGGCTCCAGGTTCTAAGGTTGACATCCAAGACACGGACAATGAAACCCTCAAGAACTTCTTGGAATACATTGACTACTCTAATGCTACTATCTTAGAGAAGTACAATGACCGTTGTGAAGATAACGCCATTGAAGGAGAGGTGTTCTAATGAACCACCCTGCAGAGCTATCTGTCTACTCCTTCTTACAGAAAGCTATGGCTGGCGAGACTACTATTACAGAAGAGGTGGCTGATAAAGTCGCCTCTGATGTTAAGGCTGCTATGTTAAAGCAGTTTGCTGGTGGGCCTCGTGATGAGTTTAGGTTACGTATGTCTAACATAGGTAAGCCTAAGTGCCAGTTGTGGTTTGAGAAGAATGACCCAGCAGACAAAGCACCCATGCCACCACACTTCCTTATGAACATGATCCTTGGAGATATTGTCGAGGCGGTGTTTAAGGGGTTGCTTACGTCTGCTGGTGTAGACTTCAAGGATAACGCTAAGGTAACACTTAAACTAAAAGATGGACGTACTATCTCTGGTGAGTATGACATGGAACTAGACGGTAAGATTGATGATGTTAAGTCAGCATCACCTTGGTCTTACAATAACAAGTTTGAGTCACTAGAGAAGCTACAGAAGGGTGACAGCTTTGGCTACATCCCACAGCTTGTAGGTTATGCAGAAGCGGCTGGTAAAGGTGTTGGTGGCTGGTGGGCTATCAATAAGGCTAACGGTGAGTTCAAGTATGTAGATGCTTCTACTGTCGATAAGGATAAGGTACTAGAAGAGATTCAACAATTAGTGGACTACATTGATAACGATGAGCCATTCAAGCGTTGCTTTGATCCAGTTCCAGAAACTTACTACAAGAAACCTAGTGGCAACATGGTCCTATCGAAAGAGTGTGGCTTCTGTAGCTTCAAACATAAGTGTTACCCTGATATGAAAGTGTTACCCTCAAAGGTATCTAAATCAGACAATCCTAAAATGGTAGAGTATACCTACCTAAAAGAGTACTGAAAGGAAATATAATGGCTACTCTAACTATAGACGAAACTCAATACAATATTGATGAGTCTAACGAAGATCAGGTACGTGCTTACAATGAGCTTGTAGCTAATCAGAACATCCAGCAACAACTGGACTATCAGCTTGCAGTGCTAAAGGAGCGCTCTGGCAACATGGTAAGTATCTTAAAGGGTCTGCTTGTGACAGAAAATGAACAATTGGAAATGGTCTTCTCTGATAAAGAAGAAGTTGGTGATGGCGAAGCTAAATAAACGCTACCACAATAAAAGCACATATCGCAGTGGTCTTGAAGTCGAGGCTGCTGCGTTTTTGTCTGAGCATCAGAAGGAAGTAAGGTACGAGAAGCTAAAGATAGAATGGGAAGATCTAAAATACCGCACATATACACCAGACTTTGAGTTGGATAATGGTATTATTATAGAAACCAAGGGTATCTTTAGTGCAGCAGACAGGAGAAAACATCTTGAAGTACAGCGACAACATCCTAAGTTAGATATACGATTTGTCTTTAGTAACGCAAGATCAAAGCTCTACAAGGGTGCCAAGTCTAGGTACTCTGACTGGTGTGACAAGTACGGTTTCAAATGGTCACATAGACTAATACCAAAGGAGTGGTTGACAGAACGTGGTAAATGTTCTAAGACTGCTAGGATAACTGTAAAGAAAAGGAAAGCCTAATGGCTCGCTATGAAGTAAAAGAGGATGAGGTAGCTTTGATTACCAAGCCTATCTTTGAAGAGGACGGAGAGTGGAATGGTGAGGTTGCTACAGGTATATATGTTTCACCTGATCTAGACCCTGGAATACAAGCACACATGATACATATAGTTACACTCATGTCAGCCTTCTTAGATTGGGTGGAAGAGTACCCAGACATTCTAGATGAAGTAGAAGACCACAGGAACATGTTAATGGAAGAGAATATGGAAGATGAAGAGAAGCCTGAGATTATTAGAGAAGGTAATGTCTTGACTCTAACTCAGTGGACTAAAACAAAGGGTAACGCATGACAGATCCCGTGAATAAGCCAGTACACTACAATCAGGCTGGTATAGAATGTATCGAGGCTATAGAGGCTATGACAGAGAACATGTCTGGAGCAATAGCACCACAAGCAGCTAACGTTCTTAAGTATATGTGGCGCTGTGAATACAAGAATGGCCTAGAGGATATTGATAAAGCTATTTGGTATCTAAACAGAATGCGTAAACGTTGGGTGGAGACACACAAATGAGAAAGTTCAGTGTTACATTTTTACTTAAGTTGGATGAGGACAACAACATATTATCCTCAGTAGATGACGCACATGAAGAAGATGTGTTTGATTATATCAAGGACTTGTTCTACGATTCAGAAGCAATTAAAATAGAGAACCTAAACATAAAGGAACGGCAATGATTAACGAGACAGATTTAGAAGCATTTGGATACTTTGATATGTTCCAGAACAGTCCTGACTACGGGGATGACCCACTACGCTTCTACAGTCAATTTGTAGAGGATAAGGTCTTCACCAAAGGTAGGGAGCGCCTAGTAGAGAATACACTTGGACTTGTTGGTGAGTCTGGCGAGGTAGCAGAGAAGATAAAGAAACTGTTTCGTGACAAGAGTAAGTTTAGTGATGAGGATGTACTGAAAGAGTTAGGGGATGTACTATTCTATGTTGTAGCTCTATCGAACATCTTTGGGGGCAACCTAAAGAAGACTATGGAAATGAATATGACCAAGCTGGATGACAGAGAGCAGCGTGGTAAACTAAAGGGATCAGGAGACAACCGATGAATAACTATCTACCAACAGACTACCAGAGCTTCATTGCTCTATCACGATACGCTAAGTACTATGACGGTAAGGGGCGTGAGACTTGGGGCGATACAGTACAGCGCTACATGGATAACGTAGTACACCCCAAGGCTGGCAAGGACAGTTACGTCAAAGCTATTGGTGAGGCTATTATGAACCTAGAGGTTATGCCCTCTATGCGAGCTATGATGACTGCAGGACCAGCACTTGACAGAGACAACACTGCCGGGTATAACTGTAGCTACTTACCCGTAGATGATCCTAAGTCCTTCGATGAGGCTATGTACATCCTCTTGTGTGGCACTGGTGTCGGGTTCAGTGTCGAGCGGCAGTACGTTAG